AGTCCTTTCAGATACTATGATTTTATTTCTATTGATTGTGAAGGTATCGACTATGAGATTCTTACTCAAATAGATTTAGATAGAGTTCAATGTTCAATGATCTGCATAGAGACCAATGGCAAAGAGACACAGAAGTACATTGATTACATTAACAAGTTCAATGGCTTTAAAGTAATTCATGTTAATGCTGAGAACCTAATAATGGCACGATGAAATTAAGTATACTAATAGCTACAGTCAAAGAAAGAGAAGAGAAGTTTAATCGGTTATTTAATCGCATTGCATCACTTGTAATCGATTATGATGGGGTAGAGGTGTTATACAACAATGCTCCTCGTTATGATGAACCTAATGGATTAACTGTAGGAGAAAAAAGACAGGCATTAATCGATGTTGCTTCCGGTAAGTATATCATGTTTGTCGATGATGATGATGATGTATTGGATAACTTTATTGAATCGTTATATCCTTTGCTCGATCATGATGTAGATGTTATTAATGCAAATGTCTTAGCTTATATCGATGGTGTTGGACATATTATTGATCAGTCTATCTATCATGAATCAGAACAGCTTAAGGATGGTATTACCAAGAGATATCCTTCAGTTATGTCTGTATGGAATAGAGAACTAACAAAGAAAGCAAGATTTAAACCTTTAAACAATGGAGAGGATTTTGACTGGACTAAGCAGATGAATCCTCAGTCTGAGATTAAAGTAGATTTGATTTGGCAAATTTATAACTATTCATCTGTAAATAATATAGCAAGTAAAGCTACAAGGATGTGCATAGTTACATTCAGCAATACTGAACGATATAACAGTTTAGCACATAGAATGAGAGAAAGCGTGAAACCTTATGGTATCGATTTCATTCATTACACTAACTATGCAGAAATCAATTGTAAGTCACATTCTGAGTATCCTTATGCATTCAAACCTTACTCAATACAGAAAGCAAGGGAGCAAGGATATAATCTTATCTTATGGCTTGATTCAGCTATTTACTTAACAAAGAATCCGAGTGAAGTATTCCAATACATCAAAGATAATGGTGTAATGCTATTCGATAACATCGGGTTCTCTATTGCTTCGTTTACTCATAACGAATGTTTAGCACATTTCAGAATGGATAGAAAGGATGCCGAGAACTATAAGATGGTCATGGCTTGTGCTATGGGATTCAATTTTAATACAAAGATAGGTACAGATACATTTAATGAATACTTAGGATATGCTCATACAAATGCTTATCAAGGGAATTGGCATGAACATCGACACGATCAATCTGTTATCTCATGTATTGCTCAGCAGAAAGGCATTGAACTGTTACATCCGAATAGAACATTCATAGCTTATGAGAATAATGAAGGGATGAAACCTCATGCAGAATCAGTATGTTTAATTTCTAATGGATAAATATTGCACAAAATCAACAATTAATATACTATAATATGACAGAAGAACAATACAATGAATGTCAAAAGTACAGAGGGGTTATAAATCTCTTTGTTACTTCAGGACAATGTATAGGAGGATTGGATGGGTTATTTGATTACTATGGTGTAAGAGGGCAAGACAGATCATGTCCTTCCTGCATCAGTCAGTTCTTACTTAACAGACATTCTGAACTAACACAATACGAACAAGATAACAATCTGTAAGGTAGCATGATAACAATCTGTAAAGTATGTGCTATAATGGATCAGAATATCATTCCGAAAGAATGTGAATGGTGTGAGTTATGCTCTTCATTCATCTGTAAAGAGTGTAAACCTAATCTAATTAGAAGAGGTATGGCAATGATTAAATTAAAACTTAGTATCAATGAGCGCACCAAAATTTAACCTCTATGCATTAGGGAATAATGGAGGAAGAGAAAGGATATTTGCAACACCTGAAGAATTAGAAGCAAAAGTAATTGAGTACTTTAATTGGTGTGTAGAAACAAAGACCGAGATTGCTAAGAATGGATTAGAATTGTTTATCGGTTTTAATTCAAGAAGTACATGGTCTAACTACATGAAACGAGAAGAGTATTTGGACATTTTAAATAGAGCAAAGAAAGCTGTAGTTTATTCTTATGAGTTAGATTTAAGAAGTTTTAAATTTGGTGGTGCTATATTTGCATTAAAGAATTTAGATCCTGATAATTATGTTGATAAAGTAGAAACTGAAAACAAATCTATTGTAACAAATGTCACAGCCGCTTTCGGTAGTTCTGTACAGTCCCCATCAGAATCAGCAGAAGATTCACGAATCGATAGCTAATGGACATCATAAGTACTATGTGTTATCTATCGGTAGACAGTTCGGCAAATCTTTGTTGGCAGTCAATCAGGTATTATATTGGTTCTTTAATGTCCCTAACTGTAAGATAGGATGGGTAAGTCCAATCTACAAACAATCAAAGAAAGTATTTAAAGATATAGAGAATGCCTTTGCAGAAAATCCCCATGTATTCAAAAGTAAGAACGGAACTGAACTTACTTTCACATCGCATAAAAATAGCACTATTGAGTTCTTCAGTGCTGAGCGGTATGATAATATTCGTGGGTTTACCTTTGACTATTTGGTATGTGATGAGTTCGCTTTTATGGATAACGAAGCGTGGACTGAGGTACTTCGTGCAACAGTTCTTGTACGTGGCAAGAAAGTTCTACTAATCTCTACACCAAAGGGTAAGAATCATTTCCATCAGATATTCAACCTTGAGAATCAGAATAGTCAGTACAAATCCTTTCAGATGACATCGTATGATAATCCATTAATCAATCCGACTGAGATAGATGATGCGAGATCAACATTACCTGATCATGTGTTTCGCCAGGAGTACATGGCAGAGTTCGTGGATGGTGGTGCAGGACTATTCAATGACCTAACATTGATTACTAAGTCAGAGAGAACCAATCGGATGTATGCAGGATTAGATATAGGTAGAGCAGATGACTATACTGTTCTGTCTGTGTTCAATGAGACCGGTGAGATGCATTACATTGAGAGATGGAACAAAGATACCTGGTCCAATATTATCGGTAAGGTAATAGCAAGAATAAACGAGTTTAGCTGTAGCACATTCGTTGAGGTGAATGGTATTGGTGATCCTATCTTCGAGCAGCTAAGAGATAGAGTGAATGATAGTGGTTTGATTATACCATTCGTGACCACATCAAAAAGTAAGCAGGATATCATTGAACAGTTAGTAGTAGCGAATCAGAATAAAGAAGTAAAGATGTTGGATAAAGACTGGCTCATTAAGGAGTTAGAACTATTCACATACGAATATAATCCAAAGACTAAATCAGTCAGGTACTCAGCACCAAATGGATTCCATGATGATGCTGTAATGGCAACAGCTATAGGATACCATTCCCTCAAAACAAATAAACATTCGGGTATTTATCACATTGTTTAATTGCACAAATCGATTCATTCTTATACTTATAGTTATGGAATGGAAAGATATAAACATTAAGCAGTATCAGGATCTCTGCAAAGAGATTGATGAGGATTATACTGATGATCTCGAAAGGTCAATCGGTATCCTGGCAACATTAACAGATAAGTCAATAGCTTACTACACCGATGAGATTCCCTTAAACAAGCTAAAAGAGAAGCTGCAAGGATTAGCATTTATCAAAGAGAAACCAAAAGCAGTTAAGGTATATTCAAAAGTAAGGATAGGTAAGAAACGATTCCGATTCAATCTTAATATGCGTAGTGTATCAGCAGGGCAGTACATTGACTTAACTGAATTAGTAAAGGATAAAGATAAGATTAACGATAATTTGCATACATTCTTAGCGGTATTGTGTGAGGAGATCAATTGGTATGGTAAAAAGAAAGATACGATAGTAAGTGACAGAGCAAAGTACATTCAGGAGAACATGAGAATGCCGATGGTCTTTAGTATGAGTGGTTTTTTTTTGTCGAATTATCAGCGATTAATAAAAGGTACAAACGACTTTTTGGAATTGCAGATGAAGAAGCTGACGAAGAAAACGAAGGAAGCAACAGACCTGGCTTTGTCAAGCATTGGGGATGGTATTATACTTTAGATAATCTAAGCAATAACGATAGGACGAAGTGGGAGTATTTCTTAGATATGAATGTGATTGAGTTCTTAAATTCGCTTAGTTACTTTAAGGATAAGCAGAATTATATTAAGGAGCAGTTAGACCAACAGATGAAGAATGGCAGATAGTCCGAGAAAGATATTAGAGAACTATAAGCAGATTATCATTGATGCCTTAGTTGAATCTTTAAATAAGAATGATAAGGTAGTACAAGGTGGATTAGTTCAAAGCATATCGATTAACATTAGATCGTTTGCAACTAACATGGTAATGGAGATTAGTATGGCAGACTATTGGAAGTTCGTTGATAAGGGGGTTGATGGAACAATGAGAAAACAAGGTAGTCCATATGAGTTTAAGAAAGGGAATATCAAACAAGATGCTGTAAAAAAGTTTGCATTAAATAGAGGAATAACAAGTTATAAGAAACCTGATGGTACTGTAATATTTGATACAAAGAAAGATTTAAAGGATAGGAAAGGGAAGTCAATACCAATGAATAAGAAATTTAAAACTTTATATTGGTTGATAGGCAGAGGTATTGCAAGGAATGGTATCAAACCGACTAACTTTGTTGATGAAGCATTTGATAATAACATATTAGATAACATGAGTAAAGACCTATCTACTGCATTAGGCAGAGAGATATTAATTGATTTCAATTTAGAATAATGGCAATAACAGTAAGACAGCAACCGGCTAATCTATTCCCTGCGTATAATGATGCGGTGTATATTGTAACCTCATCCAATGTAGCACAACCTAACTTCAAGTTCGTAGCCGATATCTATGTGAATAGTGTAAAGGTAGATCGTATGTTGATTCCTCCACATCCAACAGAGTTAAGTGGTAAGGTAAACGTATCACCATTACTTGAGAGCAGAGTTAGTGTGGATATTAACTTATCAGATAATCGGATACTACCGAATAATAATAGTAATGTATTATACGAAGTTAAGTTCGGTGAGGCATATGGATCAAGCGGAACGATTGTATATCCTAATCTAACAACCATATCAGGTAAGTATCTATGGAATGCTGTTGTAGACTATCCTACATTCTGTAATTACTCAAGTGGTACTTATATCGGTGATTTCTTAACAGAGAATCCATATGTAAAGACAGGGATGGAATTGATGGTAGATGATAATGCATGGTTGTATTGGAATAACTATAACTTAGATACAAGCTATGTTAAGGTAATGACTTACAATAGTGTAGGTACATTGATAGGTACATTTAAAATAGATAACAAATATACTACAAGTAGATTTCTACGGATACCGACTGGATGTTATAACATCTTAGATATTCCCGATGCTCAGTTCACATTAGGAGTTCAACCGATATTAACAGGTGCTGAATCTTACTATACTGTTCAGACATTTAATGGTTCGAATGTATCAATATCGAGTCTTGCAAGATATAGCATTGTCGATAATTGTTCACGTTATGAGAAACGAAGATTACAGTTCTTAAATGAGTTAGGCGGTTAAGATACGTTTAACTTTACTTTAGTGAGTAAGGAGACAATGGACATCGAGAGATCAATGTTTAAGAAAGACTTAGGTTCTTATGGTTCACAATACTCATTTGTAAATAGTCCGAATGACAGAGCGTACTCACAATACCATACAAGGATAAAGGATAAGGTAAGCATTCAAAGTGATTGGGTAACAGAAGAGCAGTTAGCATGGTTGGAGCAGTTAGTTACTTCACCGGATGTGAGATTAGATGATGGGTTATATTTGATACCTATTAACATCACCAATACATCATTCGAGAAAAAGAAGGTAGTAAATGAGAAGCTGTTTAATTTACAATTAGAATACACATTGAGTTACGATAGATACAGACAAAGACTATAATGAGCAGAACAAAGATATTTATTCCGAGTAGTGGAAGTATTGATATGTATGATGATGTATCAACACCATTAAACTTCTCAATAGCTGATATTAGATTCCCTGATAAGAGGAACAGTAACTACTCAAAGACCATTAAGATACCAGGAACAAAGAATAACAATCTGCTGTTTGGTAATATCTTCGATGTGAATATTACTGATGGTTCATTCAATCCGAATGCAAAGGTAAAAGGGATATTGACAATCGATGATGAGAATCAGATTAATGGGTATATTCAGATGCTATCAATTACGATCAATGATGATAGTAAGATTGAGTATGAGGTGACTATATTAGGGAATGTAGGTAACATCTTCAATGCATTAGGAACTGCTGAATTAACTGCCTTAGATTTGAGTGCTTATGACCATGTGTATGATTATGCGACACAAGTAGCATCATGGACTAATGATTACACAGATGGGTATTGCTATCCATTGATTGACTATGGATATGATAACGATCTGACTAAGGTAAATGTAGAGCATTTATTTCCATCAGTATTTTTAAGAACTTATATAGATGCAATCTTTCAGAGTGTAGGTTATACATACTCATCGACATTCTTTGATAGTGAATACTTTAAGAAGCTGATAGTCCCTTCCAATGCAGCGAAAGTTATATTAACTGATGCTCAGATATCACCGAGACTATTTGAAGCAACACAGACAGTTCAAACAAGCGGAACGATTGTGAGTGCTATAGATCCTGCCTGGTCAACTACGCTTTATAGATCGACATTTGCAAAGCAAGACGTAATCTATAACAATGAGGTAAGTGATGTAAGTGGACAGTACAATCCTGCTACCGGTGAATGGACAGTAAGTAAGACTGGATATTATTCATTAGGGGCAAATGGTACTGCAACAGTTTCATTTTTATCAGCAAGTACACCACTAAATGGAATTATTAATCTTGAATGGAAACCTTATTATGGTTCGACATATACAAACATTGCACAGTTACTCTATTCTTTGACAACAGGTACAAATACGATGTATGTTGGTGTAACTAATATATTCTTTTCTGCCGGTGATAAAGTAAAAGTAACAATAGCTGCTAATTCATTTCTTACAATATTAGAAACGGATGGAGCAATGACATTCAATGGCGGTACGTTTAAGAATGAAGTAGTAAATAGTGGATTAATAGATGGAGATGATATAACAATAAACCAAATTATACCTTTAAAGATTAAGCAAAAGGATTTCTTATTATCTGTCATTAAGATGTTTAATTTATATGTTGACCTTGATCCTAATAACGATAATAATTTACTGATTGAAACGAGGGATGATTTCTATAGTTCAGGAACAAATGTAGACTGGTCATATAAGTTAGACAATTCAAAGCCGATTGACATTAAGCCAATGGGTGATTTAGATAATAAAGAGTTTAACTATACCTATACTGATGATACAGATTACTTTAATAAGAAGTATAAGGATGGATATGCTGAGACATACGGAAGATTTAGATATGTAACTAATAACGAGTTCTTAAAAGGGACAAGTGAGACCAAAGTAATATTTAGTCCTACACCATTAATCGGTGATACTGCAAGTGACAGAGTTATATCGAGGATATGGGATGTCGACAGTTCAAACAATGTAAAGAGCAAAGCATTTAACATTAGATTGCTTTATAACGGAGGTGTAAAGACTTCAAATGTAGCATATCAGTATAATGGAAGAATAAGCGGTGTTCACACTGTTACTCAGTACTTGTATGCAGGTCATGTAGATAATCCCGTATCGCCTACATTAGACTTATCTTTCGGTGTTCCTCAAGAGATATACTACAATACTAATCTATACACGAATAACAATATCTTCAATAGATTCCATAAGAAGTTAATCGATGAGATCACAGATAGAGACAGTAAGATATTTACAGCTTACTTTTATTTGAGACCATCAGATATTAGGAATTTAGACTTTAGAAATCAATTCTACTTTCAGAATGATTACTTCAGACTTAACAAGGTCTTTGATTACGATCCGTTAAAGAACGATGTAACAAAATGCGAGTTCTTAAAGATTAAAGATGCAGGTACATTTACTGCAACAATACATACAATGTTAGGCGGTATTAGTTCGGCATTCGGTGAATCATTGGAGATCCCTCCAATTATCAACACATGGAACGCATCAACAATAGATAACATCAGAATAACTGGAGGAGCGAGAGCAATGACTGGAGGGACTGATAACATCTATGGTGATAATGTAAGAAGCTGCATTGTAAATGGTAATAGCAATGTAATTGGTGATAGTGAGAATGTGACATTGTTAGGTAGTAGCGGATGTATCGTGGGAAGTGGAATAAGTAATGTAACATTGATTAATACATTTGATACTGAGATTACTGAGAGTAATTCGATGTATATCAATGGTGTGGTATTGAATGCGGATAGCTTAAACCAAACAAGCACAATAACGATTCCGAGTGCGGATGTGTTGAACTTAGGGACTACACCATACCTATTGATTGATTCACCAGGTGTAGGTTATTACATTCAGGTACTAACAGCAGCGTGTAAGATTAATTTCAATACTACTGCATACGCTACGAATACAACAATAAACATCTATACAGATACAGCGACAAGAGTACAACACGTTTTTAGTAATGGTTTAAATGCTACACTAAGCAGGATTGCTGTATCGGCTCAGCAGGGAATAAACGGTGCTGCGGATACTCAATTAATTTCAGATAAGGGAGTTTATTTAAAGACACAAACAACAAGTCCTACAGCAGGGGATAGCGATATAATTATTTATTTAACCTATAGAATCATTCAGGAATAATGGCAGACAAAGAAGTAGCGATAAAGATAAATGTAGATGCCGATGGTGGTGCAAAGAGTTTATCCGAGTTAAAGAAAGAGTTTAAGGAAACACAAACAATCTTATCTGGACTTACAGCAGGATCAAAAGAATATGTTAAGACCTTAGAGAAATTAGGAGGTATTAAGGATGACATCGGTGATTTGAATAGCGAGATCAAAGCATTCAATCCTGAGGGTAAGATACAAGCAGTTAGCAATGTTGTAGGTGGTTTGGCGAGTGGTTTCCAAGCTGCTCAAGGTGCTGCTGCATTGTTCGGTGCAGAGGGGGAAGAGTTACAGAAAACACTACTTAAAGTACAAGCAGCATCTGCATTTGCTGATGGCATAAAGGGAGTAATGGGAATGGGTGATGCGTTTAAGGAGTTAGGTTTGGTTATCAAAGCGAATCCTATTATGGCATTTCTTACTGCATTGTTAGCTATTGGTGCAGCAGCTACAGCATTGTATTATTCATTAAACAATGTATCCAAAGCTACAGTTGATTTATCAAATGAATTAGATAAACAAAAGAAATCGACTGAACTATTAAACAGATCAAGTCAAAGACAGATTGATATATTAACTGCTCAGGGAGGAAGTGAAAGAGAGATCATAGCAGTTAAAGAGAAATTAATAGCTGCTCAGATTGTTGAAATTCAGACAAGCATTAAACTTCATAAAGCTAAGGTTGAAGATGTAAAGACTAATAATTCATTGTGGGAAACAACAATGAATATTACTGCTGCCATTGATAGGAAGTTAGGTAAAAACTTAGAAGCTGATGCATTAGAAAAACAAATACAAATAAATAAAGCAGAAAGAGCAAAAGAGGATTTAGATGCTATTGCAAAAGAGAAAGAGGATTTACTGGACTTACAAAAAAATTTAAAAGTATTAAGTGCTGAAAGAATAAACATCTACAAAGAAGAAGCTAAGGTAAAAAAAGAAACAGATGATAAAACAAATAGTGATGCATTAAAAGCATATAACGATAGAGCAGATGCAGAGAATAAGATAGCGGATGCTAATGATGCTAAGAAGGCAGCAAGAAAGCAAAAAGAAAAAGCAGATGAGGCACAAGGTAATGCAGATGCTTTAGCTATTGCGGAAGAATGGTTGATTGCTAAAGATGCTTTAGATCAATTCTATAATGACCAAACATATGCCGGTAAATTAGAGAATCTTCAGATACAGATGGATGCTGAATTAGCATTGGTTGAAGGTAATGAAGCAGCTAAGCAATTGATTAGAGAAGAATATGCTAAGAAAGAAGCAGACCTTAAGATGGCAAATGCTGAAGCATATGTTCAATTAACAAATGATGCATTAGCAGCGACACAAGCATTAACAGATATTTACTTTGCTGATCAATTAGCAAAGGCAAAAGGTAACGATAAAAAAGAAAGAGAAATACGAAAGAAACAATTTAATGTAAATAAAGCATTTACTGTAGCAGGAATTGTATTGAATACTGTTATGGGTATGATTAAAGCAGTATCGAATAATCCTCCACCATCACCAATAGGTATAGCAGGAGCAGTTATTACAGGTATTATGGGAACAGCAGCAACAGTTAAAGCATTAGCTACAAAGTTTGATGATAGTGGTTCAGGTGGTGGCGGTGGTGGTGCATTAGGTTCTTTAGGATCAGCAGGTGGTGGGGTAGGATTAGAACCTCCACAAACGGGTAGTACTTCATTGAATGCAGATGGAACAATAAAGTCAGCAGCAGCAGCAAATGCTCAACCAACAATCAAAGCAGTAGTAGTTGAGACAGATATAACCACATCACAGAAGCGAGTTAATACAATTGAAGAAAGAGCAAGTTTATAATACACAAACAATAAAATACTTATACTTATTAATATGGATAAAGAGTTACCGATTTACAGAATGGTTATTGATCCCGACAAAGAAGATTCGGGAGTGGATTATATTGCCTTAGTTGATCAACCTGCGATTCAAGTTAATTGGTTTGCATTTGACCACAAAGAGCAGTTTGCAGTTAATCAGGAACGAAAGATTATCGTATCTCCTGCAATGATTCCCGACTTACCGATATACAGACGTAACGAGAAGATGGGTGAGTTCTATGTGATCTTCGACAAAGAGCAGATTAATATTATGCAAGAGAAGTTCATGAGTAAGAACTACATCAACAATGTAAATGAGATGCATGATGGCTCTAAGAAGTTAGATGGTATCATTATGAAGAATTCATGGGTATCAGATGCATCAATGGGAATCAAAGCACCGGAGATGTTTAATGATCTGCCTGATGGTACCTGGTTTATATCTTACAAGTTCCAGGATGATGAGATGTGGAATGAGTTTGTAAAGAGTGGTAATTTCAAAGGGGTATCGGTAGAGGGGATGTTTGATTTAGTTCCTTATAAAGAAACTTTTGAAGATCAATTCTTAAAAATACTAAATCAAATTACACAATACTAATTTTAACTATACTTATATATAAAAAACAACATGAACCTAAAAGAAGGAATTGAAAAATTAAAAGGTCTTATTGAGAAATTCAATGTAGAACCTATTGTAACAACAGAACAATCTTTTACAGAAGCTAAGTTGATGGATGGTGTAACTATCGTTCAGTATGATGCTGAGGAATTAGCACAAGGTATACCGGTTAATGTAGTAACACCTGAGGGAATCCTTCCGATGCCTGATGGCGAATATGTAATGGAGGATGGTTCTAAGTTAGTTGTAATGGGTGGACTTGTAGCAGAATATGAGAAAGCTGAAGAAGTACCTGCAGGTGAAACAAATGCACCGGTAGCAGTAGATCAACCAACAACACCTGCAACAGGAGCAATGGAAGAGAAAGCACCAAAGAGAGTTATCAAGTCTCAAGTTGAAGAGCATATCTTCTCTTTAGAACTTGAAGGATTCGAACCAATAAAGGTAGATTTTAGTTCTATGTTTAAGTCATTAGTTGATGAGAACAAAGCATTGAAAGACATCAACAAAGAGATGTTCGGGATTGTTAAGGCAATCTCTAACGAACCATCAGTAGCACCAACAGAAAAGGTTAATAAGCCATTCTCTGTGAAGGATCAAAGAGCATCTTTCAAAGCAGATATATTACGAATTGAAAAAGAATTAAACAAATAAATATTAACTAAATAAATTTAAAGAAATGGCTGGATTTACAGTAACAGACTTAACTGACTACGTTAGAGAAAACGCAGACAGAATTTACACAGCAGCAATTACACAAGCTGCAACATTACAATATCCTGGTATCAATATCATCGCAGGTATTAAGAATGCTGAATCAATTATGAACTTTACAAATACTGCTCCTTTTCAAGCAGGTGGTGTATGTTCTTTTAATGCATCAGGTTCTTCAGTATTCTCTGATCGTGTATTGACAGTAACTAAGTTGAAATGGCAAGATACTTTCTGTCCTGAGACATTAGAGAGCAAGTTTTTATCTACGAAATTAATCGCAGGTTCTAACTATGATTCTTTGCCTTTCGAACAGTTAATCGTTGATCAAGTTGTTCAGAACATTACTTCGGGTATGGAGCAATTAGTATGGCAAGGTGACACTACTTCAACAGGTAACCAAGTATTGAAGCAAATGAATGGTTGGTTGAAAGTAATCGATGCAGCATCTCCAGTGTACGCAACAGCAACAGCAGCTATCACTACTGCTAATGTTATTGCTATCTTTGATGATGTTTATGCTAAGATTCCTGTAGCTTTATTGGCAAGACCTGAATATCCATTAGTAGCATTTACAGGTTGGGATACATTCCGTAAGTTAATCATCGCTCTTAAAGATGCTGATAATTTTAACTTCAATGTAAACACTACAGATGCATACAAAACTGGTTCGATTACATTACCAGGTAGTGGGTTATCAGTTGTAGCTGTTCATGGTTTGAACAACATCGCAACATCTCAAGCTAAGTATAACGATCGTATCGTTTGTAGCTACCCTCAGAACATGGTTTATGGAACTGACTTAGCGAACGAATATGAAGAAGCTAAATTTTGGTATTCAGCAGATGATCAGAACGTAAAAGGTTCTATCAAGTGGAAAGCAGGATGTGAGATTAACTTCGGTTCTGAAATCGTGACTTACAAAAATATCTAATTAATCGGGAGAGGGTAACACCTCTCCCTTAAATACTTAAGAAAAATGCCTTGTATCATAATAAATGGAGTCGAAATTGACTGCGCCGATGGAATCGGGGGCGTAGCTGAGATATATCTCACCGAGTACACTAATGTTCCTCAAGCGAATATCACAGCCGCATCAGGAGTTATTACTGCAATGACTTGTTCAAGTGGTAAAAAGTTTTGGACATTCCAACTTGAGAAAGAGAATGGTCAATTCATGTCTACACCTCAAAGAAGTGTTGAGAATGGTACATTATTTTATGACCAATCAGCTACTTTCACATTGAAAGGTAAGATGACTGCTGCAAGAAGAAACGCATTGCATATCTTATTACAGAATCGTTTAATGGTTATCGTTAAAGATAATAACGGAACTTACCAATTGATGGGACAAGTTTACGGAGCGGATGTAACAGGTGCAGAAGGAACAACAGGAAAAGCATTCGGAGATATGTCGGGATATACATTGACAATCACCGGTAAGGAAAAAGATCCTGCTAACTTTGTAACACCTGCATTGCTAACAACATTAACAGTACCTGCTTAACCTTTTTATTTCATAGTTTTTAGGTTTAGAAAAAGAGGAGTGAATCGTAAGGTTCGCTCTTTTTTTTTACACAAAATCGTATTTTCTTATACTTATAAATGATGTTTGTAATCAGAAAGAATACTAATACTAATTTGATCTGCACATTGCAGGAGAAAGTGACTATCACAAGTCCTTACTATTTGTTTGTGTTTACGAATGATGTAACCGATGTAAGTGTTACTTTCTTACAGTCAAACATCAGTACTCACCAAGAGCGATATGATGAGTTTATACTAACAGAAACAAGCGGACCAATAAACTACTCAAGCGGAACAATTGAATTGTTACCATTGGGAAGTTGGACTTATAAGATATACGAACAAGCATCAAGCACCAATCTGATTGAAGCTAATGCAGGTAATTTATTAGAGATAGGAATGGCTAAGGTAATCGGAACAAACGAATCTTATAGCACCTATAATGGTCAGGATATAACATATAAAGTACATGAGCGAAACCAGTAACGTATTATACATAAAGTTTGAGAATCATAAAGTTCCCGAATTTAAAGAGGTAAAAAATAAGGAGTACATTTACTTCGGTGAGGATAATAACTATCCCGATTACCTTATAGAGTTATATCTAAGATGTGCAAAACACAATGCTATTATCAATGGTAAAACTAACTATATCTATGGTGGTGGTTTGGTGACTGATGATAAGACATCAACAGTTAATCAAAAAGCAATTACTCAGAAATTTATTAGTAAGCTGAAACCTTTCATCAATGACATGATTAAGGACTTTGAGTTATTTAATTCGATTGCAATCGAAATAATCTATGATAAATTGGGGAATGAAATCGCTGATTTCGCATATATGCCAATCAGTAAGATCAGAACCAATGCAGATGAATCAGTTTACTTCTATTCTAACGATTGGAAACAATCTAAACAAACAGAAGAAAAAACGGGATTCAAAGAGTTAGAACCATTCGATTATGAGAACAAAGTTAAGGGAAGTCAGTTGTTCGTGTTTAAGCTGAAGTCACCTAAGAATGGAGTTGATAAGAACGTATATGGTATACCGAATTATATCGGAGCAACATCTGCAATAGAGACAGACATTGAGATATCTAACTTCCATTTGAATAACATCAAATCCGGATTCAGTCAGGGTCAGATAATCAGTTTCAATAATGGAACACCTCCAACAGAAGAAGCAAAGAAGCAGATTGAAAGACAGATAAAGCAGAAAGCTACTGGAACAGATAAAGCAGGTGGACTTGTAATTACGTTCAATGCATCTCAGGATAATGCACCTACAATACAGTCATTCAGTCCGAATGATTTAGATAAGCAGTTCATCGAGATAGGCAAACGAGTTGATCAGGAGATATTCACATCTCACAACATTGTTAGTCCAGTATTATTCGGAGTAGCAACAGAAGGAGCATTAGGGCAAAGGAATGAGATGTTAGATGCGTATGAGTTATTCCAATCGACATACATCAGTATTAGACAAGCAATATTGGAGGAGATTATCAATGATTTCTCTTCTTACTTTGGTATTGCTAATTATATCTACTTTAAGAAATCAACACCGATAAAATCATTACTACCTGATAGCATTATTCAGAAGGTATATGATGCGTATCCAGTTGAGCAGATAATCGATATGATGGGATTACCACAGATTGATAATAGTTATAAAGTAGGATTATCTGCTGAAAAAAAAAAGTGTGAACATCAATGGTTCGATAACATCGGAATAAAGGCATCTGATTGTACCATCTTATACGAAAGAGATTACGAAGGGCAGAGTGATGAGGATTGTATTGAGACATTTAAGAAAGAGAAATTTGCTGAAGAATTACTGACTAATGAGAAAGCTATTATAGACCTTTTAAGCAAGGATGTATTAACACCGAGCGAGAGTATTGCTAAGGTATTAAAGATTAGCACAGCAGAAGTAAATGACATCATTACATCATTAGTTGAGAGGGGTTATTTAAGTTCGGGAAGTGAACCAACAAAGAAGGGCGAGAAAGCAAGTGAAGATTCAAAGACTGACAATATCGAAGTTAAGTATCGTTATGGATGGAGAGCAGGATTCGATGCAACAGATAAAAAGAATAGCAGAGAGTTCTGTGTGGATATGCTGAACAAAGATAAGCTATATTCGAGATCAGAGATTGAAAGATTAAACAATGAGCAAGGATTAGATGTGTGGGAATCAAGAGGTGGATGGTGGAATAAAGGCGGTGTAAGTGTTCCATTTTGTAGACATTTGTGGCTTCAAACAGTAATAAAAACAAATTAAAATGGCAGAAATATTATTCATATCAGAGCAGTACATTAAAGATACATCCTATATCGATGAGAATGTAGACATCAAGTTATTGCGTTCAAGTATCTTAGAGACACAAGATATCCGTATCTTATCTATATTAGGCACAGCTTTATACAATGACTTAAAGAGTAAGATCTCAAACAATACAGTAAATTCAACCACTGGCTATAAGACGTTATTAGATACCTATGTATCACCTGCTTTAAAGTATTGGGTGTTACATGATGGAGCGTATATCTTACAGTATAAGATAATGAACAAAGGAGTAGTTACTCGCAGTTCTGAGAATGCTGAAACCATCGGAGTAGCTGAGTTAGATAGATTAATGGCATTCTTTAAGGATAGAGCAGAGTTCTATTCTGATCGCATTACGAGATTCCTATTAGAGAACGATACTACCTATCCATTATACAATGATGCAGGGAATGGTATTGATACAGTTCAACCGGTGGTTAATAATTTTACTCAAGGGTGGTATTTAGGGGATGGTGTAAATACTTATGGATTAGATATTGATTATGGTAAACTAAACAATTGCTAAATGAAAAGAGACATATCTAAGAAAGTAGAACAAAAAGTTAAGGACTATTTTATAAAGAAAAAGAATGACATTAAATCAAATAGTTCAGCAGCTTCAAGAAATAGCAAATAATCACCTCCAGGTTAATACATGGGGATTCGGTGACATTTGGGAGATAGCTGCAAGTGGTGACATTCAATATCCATTAAATTGGGTAACATTAGAAGGTGTTGATGTAAGTACTTCTGCAAAAACTGAGACGTATAAATTCTCTTTGCTGTTTATGGATGCTGTGAAAAATGGCGAAGTGAACGAGACAGAGGTACTATCGGATCAGTTGAGTATTGCAAAGGATTTCTTAGCACAGCTAAAGCATCCATCTTACGATTGGAACTTCCAGGATAACGTAAGTACATTGGAAGATTTCACAGAGAGATTCGTAGATAGTGTTTCGGGATGGAAAATGAGTATAGCTTTTGTCTTACCATTTACGAGTGATCGATGTGCAATGCCATATGTAGGTAATGTATCACCAAGTGCTGTCTGTCCAGTTGTAACGATATACGATTCAACCGGAACGATTATAACAACAGTAGCAGCAGGAGGAAGTTATACAACAACAGCAGGAAGCTGTTCAGGAACATATGAAATCTATGTAAATGGGGTATTGAATCAGAGTGGATCATCGACAAATTTTGCAACAGAAACATTTAATATAACAGCATAATGGCATTAACAATAAATCTTACAGGAGTAGTTCCTTACACTGGTGCAGCATCGGATGTTAATTTAGGGGAGTTTGGTATTCAGTTAGGTAACTTGGAATTTGATAATACACCTACAAACGTACCAACGGGTGCAGGTAGTTTAAATTGGAATGATACTGATGGAACATTAGATTTAAAATTAAAAGGTGGGAATGTAACTTTACAAATAGGGCAGGAGCAAGTAACAAGAGTAGTAAATAAAACTGCAACAAATATTACTTTATTAGAAGCAAATTATCAAGCGGTAAGAATAACGGGAGCGCAAGGTCAAAGATTGAAAGTTGATTTAGCATTAGCAACTACTGATGTTTTATCTACTGAGACTATAGGATTAGTAACCGAAACAATAGCAAACAACCAAGAGGGATTTATAACTACAAGCGGATTAGTAAGAGGAATAAATACAACAGGAAGTTTACAATCTGAAACATGGGCAGATGGTGATATACTATATTTAAGTGGTACAACAGCAGGAAACATAACAAATGTAAAACCCGTTGCACCTATTCATTTAGTTATAATTGGTTATGTAGTTCATTCGCATTCCTCAAATGGAATTATCTATGTAAAGGTAGATAACGGATATGAACTCGGAGAATTGCATAATGTATTACTAACAACACCTATAAACAATGACTTGTTAGCTTACGATAATGCGACAAGTTTATGGAAGAATAAAACTGCGAGTGATTTAAACTTAGGTGCTACTGTTTTCTTTGCTCACGCAGTAACGAGTCCAGCCGATTCAACTAACTATTTTGTAGGTGGGTTAATTAATGTCATACCTACAACAACATCACAAACAAGATTTAGAATCGAATCCCCTATTACGGGAAGATTTGATAGATTAAGGGTGGTACAAAATATGTCAACAGGAACTACTGAAAATGCAGTAATAAAATTAAATAATAAAACAGCAGCAACATCAGTAACATTAAGCAGCTCTTTTAAATATGACTTGGGTGTTAAATTATACACTGATATAAACTTAGCAGTAACACAAGGCGATGAACTTGAAATTGAAATAAACACCCCTATTTGGGTAACGAATCCCACATCGGTGCAGCAATATTTTTACGGTTATATAAAACACTAAAATGAATAAATATACATACAAAAAGCAAGGTGATGGCAGAGATAGTTGGAGAGTAGAAACACCCGAAGGCGAAATCTTTATGGTTTACGAAGACCCGACAAAAGTAGAATCCCTTGAAGAAAAAGCCATTCGATTATCGAATGAATTAAATGAAATTATAAACCAATTAAAACAATAACCTCTCCGTTATGAGTTCAACATTATTAATCTCAATTTTACTTTCAATTGTCGCTTTTGTAGGGGCATCAATGGTTAAACAATTAACGAAGATAGCAGAAGCAGTTCAGCAGATTCAAGTTGATATGAAGGTTTTAGCAAATGACCATTCAAATTTAAAGACTGACCATCACGAATTAAAAAGTAGAGTATCTCAATTAGAATTGAAATGAATAATATAAGCGAACACATAACTTATAACGAAGCTACACAATCACCAACAGCTATTAGATTCGGTATTGAGAATACACCAACAGAGCATCAGTTGTTTGCTATGCGTATAGTAGCATCTGTTTGTTTTGAGCCATTGCGTGAATGGTATGGAAAACCTATAAAGATCAATTCATTCTTTAGATGCACATTACTGAATCAAAAGGTAGGAGGTAGTCCAACATCTCAGCATTGCAAAGGTG